TAACGAAACTGCCATATATTTTGCTTTTCTCTTATTTGCATCACTACCCTTGATTTCAATTTTAATCGGTTTGACCTTTTCATCTAACTTCTTCCAAGGGGCATTCTCAATTTCTTCGAATCCATAGTTATGTGTTTTGCCATCTGAGGAAATCAAAGTGAAATATCTTCCAGCATCATTACGATTGATGACCTGCATGATCTCACCATCAGCGTCAATCAAGTCGTAAACTTCATATTTTAAATCATCTTTAGGTTTAGACTTTTCGCTCGAATCATCCTTGGTAAATACCGATGGTTGCCAAAAATCTTTATCCCCAAGTTCAGGATCATCCCACTTGACTTCAATTACAGGATTTCCATCAGGTCCAGTCTTGACAAAATCTACAGTTCCTGGTTGATTCTTATATTTCTTACTAGAACCTATATACTTTACTTTGTCACCTACATTGAAAGGAGATTCTTTCTTATCACCATCATTGGAAATCTTCTCAAACACATGAGCAAACCATTGATTATTTTGACCCTTTTCCCCTTTTTCTAGATGATCAAAATGAACTCGTATATCTAAATTACCTGTTGTATGGTGTGCGATGTCTGTAATTTCTTTGATGATTCCAGTTTTATCTTTAAACCTTTTCATAGATCCAACGTACTTGACTGCATCCCCTACTTTAATAGTTTCTCCAGCGGCATCTTTGCTGACCTTTCCATCACTAGACTTATCAAGTGATTCTATCTTACCTGCCTTCTCGACAACAGAATCCAATAACCAACTCGAAGATATATTAATTCCAGAAGTATCATCCCATTTGACCTTAACTTCTCCAGGTTTCATGTCCACAACAGTTCCGGTCTTACCTTTGAACTTAGATTTATTCGATCCAACAAACTTCACTTGATCATACATATCAAATTTATCAGCACTTTGTTCCTTGATCTGTTTACTAATTCTCGTCAAGAAACTCGCAAACTCTTTAGTTGAATCTGTATGAAATGTTCTTGATCCCGTCTCTTTTCCTACAGGACGATATTTAACATTGATATCTTCCCACTTGTCTTCATGTGTTTTGATAAAATCATACAGACTAAATAGAGTATCCTTCTTAACGTGATTTCCAAAGAATTGAACATCCACACTATTATCGGGAGTAAACTCTATTCTGATATATCCCTTCTTACCAAGTTTAGTAGCACCGTCAGGACCACCATGATGTTTGTCTGCTGCTTTTAACTCACCATGTTCCTTGCCGTCAGGATCAATCCAATGAACACCCGAGTCTGGATTCGCTTCCCACTCTTCTTTGTCCTTACTGAAACTATCAGCAATCTTACCTAATTGTCCACCAAAGACAGGATGATCTTGCGCCTTGCGCTTATCATCTGCCCATTGCTGGTAGGTTGTACCTTGACGTTTCTTGAAATAGAATCCTGCTAATCTCTTCATTCCAGAAGACATATTCTCCCAGAGATCATAAGGACTCTTGATAGCAAACTTCTTATCAAGTGCTTTCTTGATCCATCTGTAACTACCATCCTTCATATAGGACTGAAGTTTGTTGAAGACTGTATCGGTATTATGTTGAAGATCGTAAACATGATCAATCCAAACCGTTCTTGCGTTGTTGTCTTTCGCTTCGTATAGTTTCAACCAAGCAGTTGCAATATCTCTCCAACATGCTCCTCCATAAGAAGTATTCCAAGTCATTTCCTCATTATAATCTTTCTCACATTTTTTCCCATCATCAAAAAGAATTTCACAACACTCTACAAATTCTTTCTTAGTAGTATTAGTTTTCTTGATTGCACTGACTGCTGCTTTATAGGATGTAACATAAGACTTTCGATTCTCTAGAAGTCGATTTCGCGCCGCCTTGGGAGTTCTCTGGAAATCGGGATATTGCTTTGCAACAATCATCTCTTTAGTGTATGCTCTGAATAACTTAGAATGTCTATCAGTAAGACTTGATTCTATATCAGACATAACCTCAGATGGTTCATTTTCGTCATATACATGTCGGATCTCTGCACACAGAGCAAAGAACACTGCTTGAAGAAGATTCTTTTGTAGAGACTTGTAAAGAGTATCTTGTGTCTCTTCAATAGATGCATCGAGATCCAAATCTGGACCTGGAGTAATATCAACCATCTCCGCAGCATCACCAGCGCTTTGAGGAATCATAAGAGTAGCAACATAGAAATCCATCATCTGTTCTAGTTTATCTTTTGGAAGACTATATTTGTACGAACCTAGTGCTTCCAAAAGTACAGAACCAAATTGACTGATTTCTTCTTCTACCTTGTCACTCTTGCGATCTTCCTTGACCGTAGGTTTGTGTTTCTTTTTACCTGTTGCCAAGTCATTGTGTCTCTTAAGACCTTTCTCGAAATGCTTTTTATTAGCAGTCTTAGGATCTCCCGCTTCATCGTGATTACGAAATCCACCCTGATTGTATTCAGGACAAGTCGCTTTCGCCTCTTCTTCAAGAGGTCTGCCACCTAGAAGAATATTCTTGACCTGTTGGATATCGTCAATACTATCAATATCACCAGTATCCTTGACTAGTTTGTATAGTTTGTGCATGAAGTCAAGATAGTGATATCTTTCCAACAACTTGTATCTAATGTTTTGTGGAAGTAAGTTAGGTGATGGAAGACCCTTAGTATCCCCTGTTTCGTATCTCTTGAATGCATCAACTCTTTGTTGGTGTGCTCTATCGTACTTCCCTGCAATCTCATCGATAGCAAGATCCAACTTCTTAATCTTCTGAGTCAACTTCCAGAAGATCATGGAAGGATTTTTACTGTTCTCTAGAGCAGCAAATAGATTATCGATATCAATTAGACTTCTTAGTGCTTCCGACTTAGAGGAATCAAGTTCCTTAAGATATCCACGGAACTCATCATAGACAGCATTCAGATCTACACCAAAGTCTTGAGGTTCTTTTAACCACTGATCATTCAACATATCGTAAACAGAATCGAATCTTTCAAAGGTTGCTTCTGGAGGAACAACAAAGTAGTTGATTGGGTGTGATGTGCCAGGAGCAAAGCGACCATTAATCTCTCTTGCTCTTGCTGCCATCTCCTCGCGTTCTTCTTCAGGAGCATCTACCAGAACACTAACATCAATATCTGCATCTTCGCCATAACGAAATCCAGTAATACTACCAACGATGTATACATTATCAACAGGATAATTACCTACTACGTAGTCTAGTCCCTTAAGAACTTCATTCTTGACTTCTGGGTTGATGGTTGGAGATTCTTTATCAGAAAGATCCCATACCTTGCTGCTTAACGAATCTCTGGGTTCATCCAAGATTGATTCGTTTACCTTGCCGTGTCGATCTTCAACGAGATTCGTGAATGCTACAATTTCTTTTTTGATATCTAACATTAGTCTCTTGTCTCCAAAAGATCCCAAAGCATATCCAACGCTTCTTCTTGACTAATACCAAAATCGTCTTCCATCTCTACCAGAATTTCTTTACTAACATCAAAGTCTTCAATACGAATAACATCTTCAGAAGTTAGAACTTCATCTTCTGTTTCGGTTGCTGCTCCTTGAAGTTTCTCGATAATCTTATCTTGTGTTTGAGAATCACCTGCCATAATCTCTTTCGCAGTTTCAATATCATCATTTGCAATTGCTTCTCTTACTGCAGAAGCACTAATCTTCTTTTCTTCTCCAGGAGATTTCTGTAGTTCAATACCATACAGACCATGAGGTTTCTCTTCACTCTCCTTACCTTCACCATTCAAAACAAAGAACTCACCTCGATCTCTCATTTGGAAGAAACGATCATCTTCTTTACCCAACGCAACTACTAGAGTTTCGTCTGGAGAGATACCAAAGATCTTTCTTAGTTCCTCTTCCTTCTCTGGAGAATTCATACCGAAAACAATATTGGTTGGAGCACCTTCCATTGAGACATTCTTAAGAGAACGAATCTCTTGGTCGCTTGCAAAGAGATGTTTTCTATCTTCAGGATCTAGAGGATTCTTTTTCATGTACTTAGCGTTCTTGTTCTTTGAATCAGAAAGAACCACGTATACATTCTTAAATAGTTTGGATAGATTCTTGATATTGTTTACGTGTGCAATAGTAGGTGGTTGGAATCTACCAACGTAAACAGCATTGTACTTCTTGTACTTGTCTGCTGTTTCGACTATCTTCTCATCGTTGAAACCATCATACATATTACCAATTCTCTTCATCGAGTCCAAAACATCTTCTACTACGGAGTCTGCTATTGACTTTTCCTTTTCAGGGTAAATACGCTTCTTATCGCCAATACTTTCTGGAGACCCAGTTGTACCCCCACTAATCCCTAGACCCTCGTTAAACGGACTGTAAAGCAGGTTATTTCGACTGAATTCGGCACGGTCTACAATCTTGACCATGTTAGGACCATTCAGCAAAACATACCCTTCAGGTTTAACAGCGTGAAGAGCATAATCGTTCTTACGATCTACAACAAACGTCTTACCCAATTTCTTTTCTACGTTGTCGAATAGTTTGATCATAAGGTTCTTGATTGAGAACAAGCGGAAGTATGCTCTAAGCATTGGTTCGAACGTTTCGTCCATCTCACCAACCCACTGCTTGAATGCATCAAACGCCTCTGCTTTTCTCTGCTTACCTGCAGATGTTCTCAGTTTCGATTGCTCTGACTTGCTTCTTGCTCCAACGAACTCGATCAACTTCTTCTTGAATAGTTTCAAGAATTCCTTCTCATCCTTAGCAGTCAGAATTGTATCCTCATCACCAGCAGAACGAACTTGTTGATTGATGAATTGAGGAAGAAGTGTTCTTGCTTTCTTGATCATAGGATCGTCTGCAGTAGTCCATGCTTCATTGAATTCAGGATCTACATCGTCTAGAACCTCTTCAATAGACTTTGCAAGATCTCTCATCTCAATAATCTCATCTTCCGAATCTTTGAGAGGAGATACATCTCTAACGAAAGGATCAATAGCAAATACTCTACGATCTCTGTTGATCTCTTCTGCTATAGCAGAGGTTGCCTTCTCTGGAAGACGATCTAGTTCAAGTCTACCACCTTCACCAAAGGAGGTTTCGTATGCGCCGTGAACTACAATACCAAGATTTGCTTGCTTGACGTTCTTGAATAGATCAGACTTAGGATCTACAGGAACAGCATACATGATAGTATTAGGTTGGAAGGTAAGAAACTTTTGACCTTCGTGCTCTGTAATATCTTTGTCAGACTTGCTAACAAAAAGAATATCACCTTGACCACAAACCTTACGAGATTTGAAAGCAGGTTTCAG